AATGTTTTTTTGTATTCCATTCATCACGTAGATCTTCAGCTTCTACAGCTGCAATTCCATCATCGTGAAATCCAAAAGGTAGCATATCATCTTCTATTTGTTTCATTTGTTGGTTAAATAACATTGTTCTTATATCAACATCTGTTAATTGTTTAAAGTAGTCACCAGTAGCAAAGTATCCAAACATCACTAAGTTCATCATTAGATCATCATGATTACCATCACTTGCTTCATACGATTGACCTCTAGCAGTAAACGTACTGCATTCTAAAATTGTATTTTCATCTACAATATCTAATTTTTTTTCTTCTAATAGATCTTTAATGCCTGAACAACCAATACGTTTTATCTTCTTATTCATTTCTACACCTAGTCTATTAGATTTAACTGTAGACTCGACAAATAAATTTTCATACTCTAACTCATGATAAAGACCATTACATACTAACGTACCTTGATCGTTTGACTCTACAACTACCCATGATTCGTTGTAGACTTTTGCGTACTTATATATAATATTAGGGAAGAGTAATGGAGAGATAAGGTTATTGCGATACACGGCCACCTGTTTAAATGGGCGAGTGCTAATATCGATTACATTAAAAGTAGAATAGTCCTGTCCTCTTCCTTTTGAAACGTCTACTGTCATCACGTATTGATGATCTTTTTCTGGTTCTTCATAGATCCAGACGCTATTTCCTTCAATCAATCGCATGGGTGGTTTTGCTCTGAAGCTCATTAAAGTTTCAGCATTTATAAGAGTGTCTCCTGTCCCAAAAAACGTATTTCCAAATTCTTGATCAAATTGCAATTGGCTTGTGTTTGCAATAGTTTGGACCTTCCAAACATCATCACGTCCTGGAACGTCCCACCAATCAACTCTAAAATGTTTAAACTCATTGACCTTTTGAACAGCACCTTCCCAAATTTTGTGAAATTGATTACCAATACCATTAGCTGTACTTGTGATTATAACTTTAGTATCTTTACCAGATGAGATAACAGGATATGTAGATGTATAGAATTCTGCAGCCTTTTCAACAAAAGCAAACTCATCTAAGTATAATAGATTAACAGACATACCACGAATAGATGATCCTGACGTAGCAGCAGATACTATACGACTATTATTACTAAAATCAATTGATCTTTTGTTGAGAGCTTTACAACCTGGCTGTAGGAAAAACGGAAGATTCTCTAACATAAGAGTTACACGGCCTAGCATCTCTTGCGCTGTAGCACCTTTGTTGGCTAAAATAGCGACTACTTTTTCAGGATGAAAAACAGCGTACCATAAAATATAAGCAACAGAACTAATAGACTTCCCTGACTGCCGGCAAGCAAGAACGATAGTAAATCTGTTAGATGTGAAGTGTTCAAACATATCCTCCTGATATTCATATAGTTCAAAAGGTACTAGACCTTTATCTAAATGAATAATCTTACAATAAGTTGATGCAAAATATCCAGGGTCTTTTAAACACTTGGAGTATTCTATTACTTCTTGTTTGGTAAAATTATGTACAACACCGTCTCGTTTGATATTAGCGTTACCGAGATATGTTTCATTCATCTTTCTTGTAATCACTAATGTCAATTACTTTATCGTCCTCATTATCTAAAAGCATACGCTGCAAGTCACTGGTAGAACCTATAAAAACATTATTGGTTGTTGGGCCAGTGAGCTCAGCTGGCTTGTCATCTTTATTGATATCTTTTTTCTTTTTGTGAAGATCCATAAGAGAACCATTAATGTCTCCTACGTTTTTCATCATATTAGATAAGACTTCAAAAGCTCGAGGATGTTCGGTAGCTCGCGCTACTTCCATCATCTCTTCCATAGCTTCAGATCCTTTGTTTAAAAGATCGTAATATACCCGTCTAGAATATTCAAAATCATCATCTGATACTGTATTATCTTCTGCCATTCTATATGTCCTTATGGTGTATTAGCTATCCAACCCATGCCACTGTGTACAGTACAATAGTAATACAGTGTAGGTGCAGACGCTGCTACTGTAATCTGTGTGTATGCACCAGCTTGACCAGGTACACCTGATGTTGTAACACCTGTTGTATATTGACTACCACTCTGATGAGTACCGTCTGCTGTAGTGCTAAACCTCAATGGGTGCCCACTGTTTGTATTATCACTTTGGTCAAATTTGTAAGTTGAACCTTCATTTAGTGTAAGTAGTGGACCAGCACCCGACAACCCAGCAATGTAATACTTGTTACCAGTACCGTATCCATTTGTGCCACTAGCAACTGTAACCGTGTAAGTCGTCGAAGTGGGTGATAAACTTGTATCATTAATTGTAACTGTACTTGACGTTGCAACTATTGATCCACTTACGCTTACTGTTCTTACGCTTGCAGTAAATGTCTCTGCGCCTTCTGTTGTTGTATCAGCAGTTGGAGTAACACTAAACGATCCTGCGTTGCTTGAAATTGCAAAGCTACCTGATGTTGTACTAAAGTCACTAGCACTTGTAACAGTCCAATACAATGTAGTTGCATCTGCTACGTTTGCTGTAGTTACGTTGAATACTAATGCACTACCTTCATTTACGTTATTTGCTGCTGGTGCAACTGCATAAGTTGCAGAGCCCCCTCCTGGAGTGCCACTAGCAGCATTAAAATCAAATAAGTAATTGTAATCAGCAGAATCCAAGAAGCTGAAGTCACTATCTGCAGATACTGCAAATGGGTCCGGCCTGGTTCTGAATTTAGCAACTGGCTGGTCTGAGTCTAATAGCCCTCTATTTTGCTCAGATATGTTTGTTATTGCTGTTCTTATAACATTGCTGTTAGTGACAGGTCCATAGAAGTTTATTTTCATATCAAATGTTAATGTGTATATGATAGTTCTTCTAGTCTCTAAAGGACTTTCATAATCGTCTGAGAAGTCAACGCTTTGTAAAGCAATTGGCATATCTTCTTTAATGTTAGGATATCCATCAACTGGTTTAATTGTCACAGTATACTGGGGATTGAAGTATGGCAAAATTTGTTCAACAAGCTGAAGAGCATCATCTTGATTTTTAGCAAAAATGCTTAACTGAAATCCAATGTTATATGGAACAAAGCTATAAAACTTTTTACGAGATCCAAAGCTAGTCCCAGCTTGAGTAAAAGTATTTGTTTTTTGTAGCTGTCTTCCCTGATCATATTGTATAGAGAGAACCTCAAAAGACATTCTAGGTAGTTTTATGGCTACTTTTGTGTCAGTATCAAGATCTGGATTTTCTCTAATCCTGGCTAGAAATTTTCTTGCTGGACCATAAGATAGTGGAACTTTAACCTGACTTATAACATTACCAGAAGCGTCTTTACGTAAGGCATAAAGGTTATTAAACAACGTACCAAATACTGCTACGCTTTTCCTTATTCTTTGATGATAAAAATGAGTACCAAACATGGTTAACCTTTATAAATTTTCTGTAGGTGAGTTTCAAACGCTTCTACTTTAGCTAACCTATCTGGCCAAAGTATATAATCTTTGCCTGGATTCTTTTTTAAATTATTAAGAAGAGGAACCATTGCATTATATAGTTTATCTAATTTATCTTTTGTTTCATTTGCTGCTGCAGTTCCTGTATCAGCTTTCTTAGCCGCAGCTTGTACAGCTTCTAGCTCTTCTTCATCTACAGCAGTAAAGCCAAAATCAAATATATCATCACTCATTAGTTATTCTCCGGATCGCCAAACGGATTAGCTTCACTAAAGTCAAGGAAGCCTGCCCCTATGTCACTAAAGTCTGAATTTTGTTCGTTCTGGCTTATCTGATTATCTTCTGTAACTAATGTTGGAGATGTGTATGTCATACCAGTTAAATCTGGTCTGTCCATAGAAACTTGTCTTCCAGTAACAAAAGTATGATAAAGGCCATCATCCGCACCAACATGAATTAGTCGAAGAACTTTATCTGAGTCTGACCAACCCGATATTTCACCCGATATCTTAACACCACTAGAGAATGTTTGTGTAGCTGTCTCGCCAATTACATATCCACCACCTGCACTATCCATTGTTAATAGATACTCATAAGCATAATCTCTTTCGATACTATCAATTGCATCAATATTAGTATCCAAATCTTCGTCATTATATTCAAATAACTCACAACGAAGTTTGTAAACAGCTAGATTACTTAGTTGATAGAACGGCTGCTCGTGTTCAACTGCCATAATTTGAAACATTGAATTAGATAAAGGAAGATAAACTAAATCCCCTTCTCTAGGTCTGTCACTATTAATATCGTTATCGTATTTATTTACAGTTGCTGACCATCTACGTCTAGCAACAACAAAAGTTGCTTGGTCTCTAATCTCTATACCAAATTTGGTAAACAGATCACCTTCACCGTCAAAACCTTCGACGTTTTCTACATACATTTCTACTTTATAAGAAGAGCTAAATCTAGATGGAACATCATCACCAAATACTCTATCTTCATTAACAATTGTTCTTGGAAGATAATAAACATCTTGACCATACATCTTCAAAGATTCTATAACGATATCTTCGTATAGATTCTGCTCACCACTTACTTTCTGGCTGAAGTATAAATTAGTAGCCATTTATTAGTTATCCTACAAAGAAGTCTACAGGTAATTCGTGATCGTTTCTTAACTTTTCTCTTAGACGCTCTAACTCTTGCATAGCATCTTCAAAAAGCTGCCGACCATTTAGAGTTACTCCTCCTGGTAATTGCATTCCTTCAAACTTAATGAGGTTTGCACCCCATTGTTGTTTTATTAAAGCTGTGGTGTATTCCTTTAACCACATATCATTAAATATAGATGTATGGCTAGTTTCAGATATAACACTATAAACTTCAGCCACAAGATACTCGCCTACTTTTACATCTTCATCTTCAAAGTTGCCGTGAATATAAAGTCTATTCATCTTTCGTACATAATCTACTTGTGGAGTACCATTCAATCGTTGATCAAGAAGAGACATATATTGCATAACTTGTTCATAGTAAGCAAGGTCTCCAAGATATGAACTCATATTTCCAATATCGTTTAAATGCATTTGATATTTTACACTAAACATATTCCTTGAAAACAAACCTTGTTGCAGCTTAAACATTTTTGTGACATGCTGGACATCGGCTGAAATAGGAATATACTTATTGTCAATATCAGCTTGGGTTACCTGATGTTGAATGTATCCTCTATATGTTGCTTCAGAATGATATTCTCTAAAATACTGTAAGGATTCATCCATACGATCAGACAGCTGTTCGTCGTCCACATTAATTTCAATAACAGGAGAGCCAAGCCTTCTGAGGCAGTAGTCTATGTGTGCTTGTCTTGTGCTTGGTACAGCCATTTTTATATCCTATGTTACTGTATTTATCAGTTTAATAAAGAGCCAGCAGCATTATACACATCTATACGGTAGTGTGTACCTTGCTGGCCATCAAGAGTATCTGCGTTTAATCCAGATCCATTTGAGTCAACAGTTTTTAAAACATCCATTACCTGTTGACCTGTTGCACCAGTATATGTTATAACCCCTGTGCTGTTGTTATAAGCTAGACTACCAGGACCACCTGCATCTGTAACACTAATAGATGCTCGCGAGCGCGCATTAGTCGCATATAAATTTGTGCTGCCTTCAGTTAGTGTATCGGTAGTGAAGGGACTCAAGTTTATTGAATCAGTAAAGTTTGTAATAGCTGTCGCGACTGTAAGTATACCAGTGGAGCTATCAAAAGTTACTCCTGATACTCCTGATACTGCTGCTGTTCCAACACTATCTACAAATCCATTAGCGTCAACTTTAACTATGGGGATCGCAGTTGCAGATCCATAAGTACCTGCGACAACTGAGGTGCTTCCAGATCTATTAATATCAGCTGTAATTGTTCCTGCTGAGAAATTGTTAGATCCATCTTTACTAACAACAGTACCAGATGTAGGTAGTGTTAAAGCAGTTGTCCCAGTAGTAGTAAGTGTAGTAGCATGTGCTCCTGATGTTATAAAATCTCCAGCTAGAGTTAGATCACCGGTTAGACTAATTGTTCTATTTGCATTATTAACATCAAGAGTTAAAGTTCTGTGAGCAGAGAGAGCTGGACTTGCACTATTAGATACAATTCTTGTATCATAATCTGTAGTTGTAGCATCCCTTAATCCAAATGTACTAATTTTTGTTAGACTAGCTGGACCAGCTATTGTAGGTTGGTTTATTTGTGGACTTGTTAGAGTCTTATTTGTTAACGTCTGACTAGCAGCAAGACCTACCAAGGACTCTCCACTTACAGCAGCGTTAAATTGTGCTAAAGTACCCACCAGTGTATTATTGGCAAGATTTATTGTCTTTTCTTTAAGAGTCTGAGTTCCTGTTGGATGAACTACGTGGGAACTGTCTATAGTAATAGTCGCATCTAATGAATGCGCTGCACTGGTAACAGAAAGTCCATCTCCAGTAACCATAGATCTGATATAGTTTCCACTTGTCCCAGAATCAAGTTTTATAGTTTCTGATTGGATAAGCGTCCTTACGCTAGCAGAGTCAATTGCTGCCTCTACAAGTGATGTTGATAAGAATGTACTTAGTTTTTGTACCATTTTTTTTCTTTCTTATGCCTGGGCTTCGCCCCACCTCAACTGAATTGTTCCTTTCACATCACCTTTTTGAGTAAACGCATTAACAGCAAGAACGTCTGGACCATCTGGATATTTAAAGTCTCCTCCTAAAGAAGCACCTGATAATTCTTTCAAGTCACTTAGATCAATCTCGGTTGTAAGAGCATCCGCTCGAGACGCATTAACAACAAAAGCAAAGATACGCTCTCCTGGAAGTGCATAAGTAGTTCCAGTAGTCCATGTAATATCGTCTTTAACACATACTTGAGCAAATGATGGTTGGCCACCATTAGCAACACTATTCAGAGATTGCCATGTAGCATCTACAAAGTTTCTAGGATTAATGATACCTTGGACAACCACCTCACCTGAAGTAGAAGAACCACGTGACATTCCAACCGCACATTGCTGTAGTAGAAGCTGAGATCTGTTTAGTAGTTCTTTTGCACCCAATCTTCCAACTGAAGAGTTTGATACTGAAGGAGCCAATCTAATCATAAATGATGTGATAGGATCCTCACCAATCTTATCACCAGATGTGTTATGTCGGTTTGCATAGTTAAAAATATAACCTCGGTCTGTATCAAACCCACCGTCCATAACTAAAGCTGATCCCCAGTGCGATAGTGTTGGTGAGCATGTATTAGAAATCTCAATAATACCACTGTTACTACTATGTGGAACTTTATTT